CGCCTAATAAGATAGTTCTGCACCAATCCTACAGAGTACCTCGATTGATATGGAAGGAAGCGCAGACCATAGTCCGTAGGATCGAGGGCCGGGAACCAAAAGTCTGGAATCCCACAGACCAAGAAGGTCGTACCCAGTGGCACCAAAATATATTGGATGTCCCTCTGCACTCTGGAAACTGGACGATCATGGCTCGAACCAATCGGCTGGTATCGGCATACGCCAAGAGTTTGCGGGAGGAGGGTTTTGTATATAGCCGAAAAGGCCATCCAAGCATTGCACCAAAGACCTACGACGCGATGATGGATTGGGAGACATGGACTAAGGGAGAACCCTTATCTGGCCCGCAGATCCGCAACGTCTATTCCTATATGAACAACGCTTACGAGAAGGGCTATGGACCACGGTCCAAGAACCTTCAAGCGTTGACTGAGGATGATTTGATCACGATGGATGAAGCTATGGGTACGCTGGGGTTGCTACGGGATAAAGAATTGAGATGGCACGAGGCTTTGGATAAGATTGATCTTGAAACTAAGACATATGTCCTTAACGCTCTCAAGCGCGGTGAAAATGTAAAGCATCCCCGTATAAATCTCAGTACGATCCACGGCATGAAGGGCGGCGAGTGTGACAATATACTAGTTGTTCCTGATCTCTCTTATGCGGCGGCGGGAAAGTTGAAGAGAGGTGGGAATGTGGAGCATAGGGTGTTTTATGTCGCGGTCACACGGGCAAAGAAAGAGCTCCATGTTATGGCACCTATGACCAGGCAGTATTACGACTTATGACAACAGATAAACAAAAAATGAACATAATCAGTCTTGGGGCTGGTGTTCAAAGTTCCGTTATGGCGTTGATGTCAGCTAAAGGTCAGATAACGCCAATGCCTGACTGCGCGATATTTGCCGACACGCAATGGGAACCAGAAGCTGTATATGAGCACCTAGATTGGCTAGAGTCCCAGCTTCCATTTCCTGTGTACAGAGTAACGGCTGGAAGTATCCGTGAAAAGGTTTTGAAGCCGGGTTACAGCGATATCCCTTGGCACACCTCTAAGGGAATCGGGCGTCGGCAATGTACGAAAGTTTTCAAGCTCAACCCCATTCGTGACAAAGTTAAAGAACTTGCAGGCGTGACCCATGGACGGGAGTTAGCCGCTGGCATGATCAAGATGTGGTTAGGCATTAGTCTCGATGAAGTTTGGCGAATGAAAGAGTCTCAGGTCAAATACATGAAAAACATTTGGCCGTTGATAGATAAAGAAATGAACAGAAACGATTGCCATCAGTGGTTTGATCGAGAATACCCAAAGCACCCTGGTTTAGTGAAATCCGCCTGCATAGGATGTCCTTTAAAAGGCGATGCGCATTGGCGCGATACGCAACGCGATAAGACAAGCTGGAAAGATGCCATTGAAGTTGATAGGGCAATACGCGACATCAGAGAAGAAAAGCAGTTTATGCATCATTCAAAAAAGCCTCTCGAAGAGGTGGATTTGCGAACACTTAGAGAATTGGGCCAAGGCGATCTGTTTAATGAAGATTGCGAAGGTATGTGCGGTGTATGACAATAGATTCTTTACTGAAGACAATAGGAAATCTCCTCAACGGACCCAGAGCAAAGTCTCATGGCAACTTTGTGGATCTGCATGAGCGTGTGGCGGAACTGTGGACGCCCGTACTTAAAAACGGACCGGTAACCGCTGACAAAGTGGCTTTGTGCATGGCACTTCTGAAAGTCGCCAGAGACGAGGTTGGTGAGTTCAACGAGGACGATTGCATCGACGGCGCGGCCTACATGGCACTATGGGCATTGCTCGTAGCTCATAGGAATAGGACATAAGGAATGGAGTGGCGGGGATCAATTATTCCGGATTACGAGGTGTCTGAATGTGGCGACCTCCGGCTATTGAAAAATAAATCCAACCTGTTGGCCGGGAAAATTCTGAAAGGCCGGATTGGTAAGGGGGGATATCGAATCTACAAAATTAATATCGACGGTAGAGGCGTAACCTTCTATGCTCACCGTTTGGTTTTGGCCGCGTTCCTTGGACCACAACCAACCCCCTCGCACCAATGCGCCCATTGGGACGGTGATCCAATCAACAACCACTACACCAACTTGCGCTGGGCTACGCCCGCAGAGAACACAGCGGACAAGGTGCGTCATGGTCGCCATATGTCTGGCCACCGCAAATTCACGGCAGAAGAAGTTTTGGACATGAGGGCTCTGAAAAATAGCGGGAAAAGTTATTCTTTCATCCGCGAAAAATACAAAATCTCAAAGGGAAATCTCAGCGCGATAATAAACCGCGACACTTGGAAACATATCTAGATATGGAAGATTTATTTGACGAGACGATTTGGACGCCGCCAGATTCTCTCCCAGACCTTTCTTCTGAAAAGGTCATAGCCATAGATGTGGAAACGCGAGACACCAACCTAAAAACTTTAGGCCCTGGTTGGGCAAGGGGGGATGGTGAACTCATTGGCATTGCTGTCGCCGCACAGGATTGGCATTCCTATCTCCCTATCGGACACTGGGGCCGCGGCAACATGGCCAAGGATTTGGTCGTCCGTTGGATCAAGGATCAATTGAAGCATGGCATGGATGTCGTCTTCCATAATGCGCAGTACGACCTTGGATGGCTTTTGACGGAGGGAATAGAAATAAAAGGCCGCATACTCGACACGATGATCGCGGCGCCGCTACTGGATGAAAACAGGTTCAGCTATTCCCTTAACGCCTTATCTGCCACGTATCTCGGAGAGCGCAAGCAGGAACAAGATCTAAGGCGAGCCGCAGGCCAGCATGGTGTGGATGCCAAGGCAGAGATGTGGAAGCTGCCGGCGGCACGAGTAGCTCTATACGCGGAAACAGATGCACGTCTGACATTCGGATTATGGGATGTCCTCCATAAGAAGCTGTTGGATGACGGATGCTCAGAAATATTGGAGATGGAGCTTTCCCTTTTGCCTATCGTATTTGAGATGCGGCGCCGTGGAGTAAGGGTGGATGTGGAAAAAGCTAATGAAGTGAAGGATATTCTCACCAAGAAAGAGAATGTTCTACTCAAAGAAGTTCGCGATGAAACCGGGGTTGACCTCGAACCTTGGAACTCAAAGAGCTTACAAGCGGTTTTTGATAAACTGGGACTGAAATATGAGAAAACATCCAAAACAGCAGCCGCCAAGTTTACCAAGCATTTTCTCAAGACCCATAAGCATCCGGTTGCCAAGAAGGTACTTGAGATCAGAGAGTTCAACAAAGCCAATACGACCTTTGTTGATACCATTCTTCACCATCAGCACAATGGCCGTATTCATTGCCAGTTTAACCAGTTGCGCTCAGATGACGGTGGGACTGTGTCCGGACGTTTCTCGTCAAGCCATCCTAATTTGCAGCAAGTTCCCGCTCGACATCCTGTGATCAAAGAAATGATAAGGGGTTTATTTCTTCCAGAAGAGGGATGCCAATGGGGAAGCTTTGATTACAGTGCGCAAGAGCCACGGTGGCTAATGCATTATGCATCTCTGACACCGGCAACAAAGGACAACAGAAAGGTGCAAGAGATTGTGGAACTCTATCATTCTGATGATATTGACTTCCATCAGATGGTTGCAGATTTGGCCGATATCGACCGTCCACGGGCCAAGACAATAAACTTAGGCATCATGTATGGAATGGGTCTTAAAAAGCTTGCCTCCGTACTGGGAGACATTCCATTTGAAGAAGCCAAGGCGCTAAGGGCGGAATATGATGAAAAAGTGCCGTTTATCGCTGATCTTGCGGCGGCTGTGATGGGCGTAGCATCGCACAGAGCCGTCATACAGACCTTAATGGGCCGTAAATGCAGGTTCCCGATGCGCGAAAAGAACGCTTTCAACACACTTTTCAAACCCATACATGTCGATACTCTCGAGCAGAATTGGCGGGAGATCATGGCGATGCCCTTGGAAGAGCGTCCTACAGAATGGCAGTTTAAGAATCCAACGCTACACAGGGTCGCGTTTACCTATAAATCGCTTAACAGACTGATCCAAGCTTCAAGCGCGGATCAGACAAAAGCCGCCATGAAAGCGTGCGTTGACCACGGACATTGGCCCATGCTTACCGTTCATGACGAGTTATGCTTTTCGGTTGAGGGAGATGATCAGGTCAAAGAGATCAAGCATCTGATGGAGAACTGCGTCCCAGGCTTACGCATCCCATCTAGGATTGATGTAGGTCTTGGAGAGACGTGGGGATCAGCTAAGTAGGTAGACCGCTCAAATATTGTTGAGCTTGTGCTACGGTCACGCCAGTCTGAGCAGCTAATTGTTCCGCCGTATAATGGGGGAGAGGTCCAGTTAGAACTTCAGCCGCTGTTGGTGGAACTTGTAATCCGATCTCTACCGATGGTATTTGCATTACGGGAAATCCCGGTCCTCCGGGAACATTAGGAGTAGTGGCCGTAGATGGGGTAGGAGTACCGAAGGCATCGCTTAAACCAAGGGACTCGGCAACGGTTCCTGCGGCATCACCAATATATCCTGTGACATCAGCAAAGGGCGTCTTGCCAAGCCCAATTGCCTCGCTAACGTCTCCTGCCGTCTCCCCCGGTGTTTCGCCAAAAAGCCCTTTATAGCCTTGTTCAACCAGTCCCATAAAACCCAACGATGGGTCGTCGGGATTAGCCAATCCATACGCTACGTTGATTGCCGTTGTGGGTAATGATAAAGCGGGACTTAGCATACCAAGTCCTGTCGTGCCTAAACCCAGAACAGCCATTCCAAGAGGAGATTCGGGATCACCAATAGTACCAATAGCTGGGTTTCCGGTAAAGGTGGCGTTAAATTGGCCCAGGGACATTGCATCAATATCCGACTTTGAATACTCCTTCCCTGTTCTAGTATCTATAAATCCCAAGGTTGTATTACCGAGAGCGTCTGTCTCACCTATAGAGGCGGATAAATTGGCTTTGGAAGTGGCCCCGGGTGCCATTCCTGTCGCTGCGAGTGAGCTACGAAGAGATGCAAGGGATTCATTCAAAGAATAGTCGAGAGATCGTGGGTCTTTTTGCATTTGTGTCGTAACTTCAGCAACATCATCTGCCACCGCCTGCGCCAGTTCAGCATTATGAGCATCTACCGCATCAGATACCTGCGGCTCCGCAGGATCACCAAGGCCGTACTTGCCGTGACCTCCTTCTCCAGTACCGCCAGGGGTACCACCAGCACTACCACTCGTTGATCCCATGCCTGTGGGACCGCCAAATCCAACCCAAAAACTAGCAATCCCACCCGGACCGCGATACTGGCCGCCGGTTGGCGTTACGCCGCCACCTTGCGCTCTGAGTCTAGAAGCTTCTTCCGGGGTGATATAGGCCAGCATGTGCTGTTGGCCGGCAAGGACGGGGTTGTTAGGCAATGAGGCTATGCCGCCCTCTCGGAAAGGTTGCGGATCGGACGAAAGTACCGGCGCCATAAAATCCGGAGTTTTTGTGTTGGATTGGGCTAGAACTTCTGAGGCTGTCTCATTAGTTTGGAGATCAACGATACCGCCTTTATCCCAGTTAGCTTTATATCTAACATTTGCGGCTAGTTTCCCATATGGATCCCGAGGATCTGTGGATGCGCCGGCAATAAGTCTACCTGTTTCTCCTACTGGTAAAAAATAATCAAAACCCACATCTGTAGGACCCTGTTCTATATTTCCTCGTGCTTGTCCTGAAATGCGCCCTCTTCCCAATGGCACACCCGCGTCTATATCAAATCTAGCGGATGGATGCTCACGCAATGGATAACCTGTTACTCCTACATTAATTCTTTCTCCTGCACCCAAAAGATCTTGGGTTTCTAGTTCCCCTTCGACGCGGCCATATTCTGGCCTAGTAGGATCCCCAGATGCTCCAACAGAAGCAGAGAACCCTTCATCCTGATATCCAACAGATCCTTCCACCTGTCTAATTATCTGATCTGCCAAATCTCCTTTCGCCTCGACTTCAGCATCGAATCCTTTGATTCCAAATAAATCTCCCGCGCTAACACCAGCACCATATTGCACGCTAGGGTCGTCAGGATCTTTAATATTTATATGACCGCTAACCGCCGCTTCAACATCATCCCCTAACTGAATTCGTTGTCGATGAATGTCTAATTCGCGTTCGTGAAATAATTTACCTACACCCAAAGCACCCGCTACTATGCTCTCTGCAATATTTTCTGGTAAACCATACTCAGTCAGTAAGCGCTGAAGAAGAGCATCTCTTTCCTTTTTTATCCACTCTTTTCCACCCTTATATTTGGTGTAATCCCATTCAGTAAACCGAGCAGCAGCCCTACCAACGTCTAGAAATATATCCTCCTTAATATCTTCTACATACTGCTCCCAGTCTGGATCGTCTTTAAAAGACTGAATGACCGTTCCGTTTTCTTCATAAGTAGTATGCCTCTGTTTACCAAATCCTCTTAGAGAATCCGTAATAACCCTATCAAGAGCCCAATTGAGATTCTCCTCTCGTTTTCCTAGGGCCTTTATCCGGCGTTCCTCGTCCTCGCGGAGAGATTTCCATGTTTCTTCTTCGCGAGCGCTTAAATCAAGTTCGGAAACCAGACGCTGCGTTTCTGACTGTGGTAGGGATCCACCTCCATGACGACTACGGATCTCATCCAGTAATGCATCCTCTGGTATTGGATTTCCGAAAATATCTTTCGGAATGTAAGCCTTAGCCATCGGCCACCGTCCCTTGGCAGCAGTCGCCGTCAGCTATGCACTTGCAGTCGGCGCACTGATAGTGTCCGTGAACAAAGACCTTGGGCTTTGCGCAACCGCACTTAGGACAAGGCTTCCCAGCTTCGTCC